ATTCATGCCCGGCTCTGCTGCTCGGATCTTTGCTGTCCAGCCGGCTCAATCGCACCTGATACCGGCCAGGGGCTACCGCGTACTTGTAGGACAGCCGCTGGGCCTCGCCACTGGCTGCGCTGTGCTCACCTTCAGCCAGCACTACCCATCCCGTAACAGCCTCTCCCGCGTCATCGACCGGCCGAACCTCCACCCGCCACTGCACAGACTTGGGCGAAAGACTTCCGTCGTCGTTGGCGTAGTACAGGCCTCTGAGCATGAGCACGTCAATGCCAATGTGACTGACCTGCGTCTGCGGCGGGTTCACCGTGAAGGGCCCCACCAGCGCGCCCCCAGCATCGGCCAGTGCAATCAACTCCTGCCCGGCCACCTCAGGAGCGGTCACCACGTCGTGATTAAAGAGCGTATTGACGCCTCCCGGCAAAATGACTTGAGCCTGGATTTCGGCAAACGACGCCATCGGCGTGTCCTCAATCCGGATCTGATGCACCTCGTAGTCCCCCATGCCGATCACATGCAGCTGGTGCAGGTACTGGTCATGGTCGACATACTCCGCGTACGGCGTCGAAGCAAAGTCGGGAAAGACCAGGTGGTGGCCATAGACCACAGGAATCGGCTGGGTCAGGCGCGCATAGTTGCCCTGCGCCTGCAGGGAATAAGTTGGGCTTGGACTGTTCAAGCTGCCGGCTGTTGGCACATTGGGAGTAGGCAGGGGCACCAATGCGTTGACCAGTACAGAACCCGCCAAGGCAATGCCCGCGGAGGCTACAGCGGTTCCCAGCGAGCCGGAAAACCCGAGCGCAGAGGCGAGCGGCCCGCCATAGACGTTCGCCACTACCATCACGGCGATCATCAACACGGTACGCAGGGGATTTTTCCCACCCCCGCCGCCACCGCCTTGGGGCAAGGCCATAAAGATGATGGCTCCTTCCATCTTGGTCACCGCCCAGTCAGCACGGAGCACAGGCTGCCCGTTCTTGAGGCAGATGGTGGGCTGAGAGCTCACTGCCGTTCGGACCGCCGTGTCTTGGACATTGAGCCAATGGGCAATGCTTGCGTTGGCCGGGGCGTTGAACACCTCCCGGTCCGCTGGCACGAACGGGTTACGCAGCAGAATGACCAGTGGATAAGAGTCTTGAGTAGCAGCGGTAATCATTGAACCTCTTTGAACCGGTAAATGCCCTCGACCTGCCAGCCGTGCAGCGCCATGTGCTCGATGCGCTGAAAAACAACTCCGGCGCCCTGCATGCAATGGAACACGCCACCGCCATCGACGCCCAGCCACACTCCGACGTGAACGGGGTAGCGAGACTGGCGCATCAGCACGGCATCACCGTCGAAACGATCGTGCGGGTGGGCAACGGCCGCCCAACGCTGGCGCTCTGGATGCGCCTGAAAACCCTTGAGAACGGCGCGCAGGTTGGTGGCATCTACCGGAATCTCCGGCAACTCCCTGCCAAAGCACGCACGCTGGACATGCAAAAACAGGCCCCAGCAGTCGAACTCATGGGGCCCCCTGCCGCCGGCTACCCAAGGTCGTCCGATGTAATCGCTGAGCAGGTGCGGGTTACTCATCTCTTTTCTATTCATCGGGTCAGCCCAGGAAACTCTTTGGCGGTGTAAGTCCGACCCGGAAAGGCCTTGTTGCCAATGTCCACCATGCGCGCCCGGGCTGTGATGCGAAGCGGATTGGCCTCTACAAAGCTCAAGACCAAAGTCAGCGGTGGATCCATCTGTGGGACCGACAGGTCATTGGAGAGATACGGTCGATACGTCACCTCGATCATTTGCTGCGACTGCACGGCCGCATCCAAGTGCCGCATGACCTCGCGGGTCACGTTGTCGAGGGTGATTTCCACCTCGGGGACGGGCATGCTGTCGACCGCCGGCAGATTCAGATCGAAGGCCATGGCCACAAAGCGCACTTCCTGGCCTGGATGCAGTGGCGCAGAGCTTTCCAGATGCGCAAAGAAATCGACCCGATCACGAACCACCCGAATCGCTGTGGGAGCTCCTTGTTCATCCACGAAGCCCGGGTGGCGTAACTCCAGGGTGTGCAAGATCACCACATCACTGGGCGCGCTGGTATAGGCCTCCCTAATGGCCTCGGATAGTGAGGTATCAGGCACGGGAAGCTCCAGTGGTTTCTGCACCTCCTGCGGCAGGCCTGTTGTCCACCCCGATCGGGATGACCTTGCGGGAAGGCTTTTGCACAGGACGCGCGGCCATGCCAAAGACATCCATTCGATCCTCGGGCAGATCACCATCCTGCGACTCGATGCGAAACACCGCACATCCCGTCAAGTGCTCAATGGCGGCGACGAAGAACGGAATGTGGTCAGAGTAAGCGTTGTCACAAGCCGCCTGCCAAAGCGGGCCCTCCAGGAACATGCAAGCGCCCTTGCAGGCCTGGAGCACCGGACAGTTGGGGCATTCGGTGCGGTGAGACCAATGCGTTGAGGTGTTCAGCGCCACCCTCGCCAAGTCCGCAAGGTGGCCCACGTGGTGGGACTGCCCGTTGGGGGCAATCGAGACCGAACTCACGTTCTGGCAGGTCAGCACTTGGCCCTTGAGATCCACGGCCAGCTGGTCTGGCCGGTCCATGCCGCACTTTTGACCGAGGCCTTGGGCCGGGCGTCTTTCCAAAATGCTGCCTGCCCACTCCTGCATCCGCTGGCGGGCCACGTCCATGTGAACGATGCGCCCTCGACGGATTTCTTCCAGCGATTGACGCCGAAAGGCCACGGCATCGTCTGTCGACTGGAGGGAGTTGGTCAGGCCCCCAGCGTCATACGGATCCACAAAGGCGCCCTCCCCGATGGAAAGGGATGGGTCCCCCGTGAGCTGCAGGAAGAACTTGGTGATCGCCTCGCGGCTGGTATTGGTCCGGTGCACCATGGCATTGAAGGAAATGCGCCCTTGCGGTGCGAGCCGCTGGTACAGATCCAAAATGCCTGCGCGGATTGCTTCGTCGTCAAGAGGGTCTGGCCCCCGGGCGGGTTGTCCCGGGCCGTCATGGCTGATCCCCACACCAAAGCCCATGTCGTCCAGCCAGGCGTTGACCTCCAAATTGAGCAAGGAGCCGTTGGTGATGATGCTTAGGGCTGCAGCGGGGTAGCGCTTGCGCAAGCCCTCGGCCAAGGGGCGCAGGGTCTTGATGTAGACCAGCGGCTCGCCGCCCCAGAACTCAATGCGCTGCGGGGGTTGGGTGAGGTTTTCGGCGAGCAGGGCCAAGAAAGCCGGCACATTAGCCTGTGTGGTTTCAAGCGCGTGCGGTACAAAGCGCTGGCTGCAATAGTCACATGAATAGTTGCAAGACAGGCCCAGCTGGATCTTGAGCACCTTGGGCGCTTCTTTGCGACCTGGGTTATGCACGCTGATCGCTTCGATGGGCCCCGAAGACCAAGTCTTTTCCACATAGGGCAGCGGCCAGAGCGTCAGATCCTCGGCGAGCAGTTCGCTGGTTTGGTTGTCATAGATGAGCGTGACCGGATCATTGGCGCGGTTGTGCGCATGCAAGGTGAACCGGGCCATCACTGACCCCCTGCTGGGGTGTCGTCACCGGCAAAGGCTTCGGGACAGGCCTGGCGGCACACTTCCTCGGGACTTTGGTGTGGAAACTTGGCCAGGTGGTACTGGCGGCGCGAGCGAATGCGCTCGCCATCCATCACCGTCACGGTGAGCAAGACGTGCTCGTCATCCAGCACTTCGATGGTTTTTTCGATCATGGTGGTTTTCTTTAGGGCTTTACAGGGTTAGGGCTTCACAGCGAGGTGTAAAGCTCGGTGTAGTTGTGGGACGCGACGCGCAGCGTCACGACCAGCAAGACGCGCTCACCGCTTGGGGCATTGAAGGGATTGGTCTCGTGCCACACCCGGGCGGGATGGAGGACGGCCAGGCCCGGATAGGTTTCGATGGCGCGAACCTTTTCCCAAAAAGGAAACCCCGCCATGGGGCGGGGGTCCTGGAGGAGCAATTCACCGTCACCGACGGTCCAGTCACGGTCCTCGGGCGGACTTCGGCCCTGGCCGCAATCCAGGTACAGGCACAGCACATGGTCGCCCGTGTGGTGGTAGTGGGGTTGGGCTCGCATGCCCTGTCGGTAGCAGACCGGAATGCACCGCGCGAGCACGGCCAGCTCATTGGCGTTGCCCACCGCATGGGCCTCCTGCAGATAGCGCCGATAGGTTCTGTCGACCCAGCACTTGAAGTCGCCCCAGACCTTGGGGGCCAGCGCTTCGTGCTCGTGCTGAAACAGGTTCAGCTGCGTCCGCAATTTCACTGGCACGTCGGGAAGTGAATGCTTGGGCGGGTTTGCCTTGTGGCTAGCAAACCGCTCCGCCGTGAACTGCTTGAGTTCGGCAAGCTGCTCTCGGCTGAAGGGTGATGGCTCGCGGAGGACCGGCGTGCTCCACAGATGCTCAAGCATGGTCCACCTCCAACCCTTTTGCGCTCACCACCTCCGTGGCGAACGACACCGCAATCCTCAACTCACCGCAGTACCGCGATATCGGCCGAGCGGCATGGGTCTGCGTGCCGTTGAACAGCAGCAGACGATTGGGCTTGACCAAGGCGCAGGCATCAACCTCCCCTTCGCGGTTCAGGGTCACAAAGTCCCCGCCCCAGTCCTGCTCCCACCGGCTGACCGGGTACCAAACCGCCGTTCTGGCACTTGGCGCGAACTGCGAAGGAAAATCCCGGTGAAACGCCGACTCATCGCCAAAGGACTGGAAATTGGCCCAGATGCGCGTGAAAGGCTCACCCTCAAAGTGCTGATGGCGAACGATTTCAGCCACGTGGGCCAGGGGACTGCCCGCTGCCACAAAAGCCTCGTACGTCATGGCCGGGTTCCACGCGCCCTGGTCGTAGTGATGCAGGTGGGTGCCCGGCAGCACAAAATTGCGGTGCCAAAACGCTCCGGGCGCCTTCGCGTGCGCCCTCCATCCAAAGATGGGACTTTGGGACAGAAGCCAGATGCGAGCGGTCTCACAAAGCTCTGGGGAAACTGGGTTGTCGTAAACGTTGATGGGCATGGTTGTCGGCGACCTTGAGTTCGAAATGCAGCTCGATCCCAGGCTCTTGGGCGTTGTAGGGATGGGTGTG